TACCAAAAGTTAATAATACTACAGCTATAACTACAACAGGCACTGAATTAAATTATTCTGATCTTGCAACACTTGGAACAAGTGCTGCTTCAAAAGTATTAACAGCTGATTCTTATAATTTAACAAAAATATCTGGCGCTGTATTAAATATAGAAGACACTTTAACAGACGCATCAAGTATCGTATGGAATGTAATAAATAGTCCAGTTGCAAAAGTAACTCTAACAGCAAATAGAGCTATGGCGGCACCCACAGGAACAGGTATAGCTGCAGGGCAAATGATATCAGTATTAGTTATTCAAGATGCTGGGGGAACAAATGAATTAACTTGGAATGCTGTTTATGAATTTCCATCGGACACAGCACCAACTTTAACATCAACAGGAGCTCTTGGTGACTTATTTTCATTTAGATATAACGGAGCTAAATGGTTATTAATAGGTCAAACTTTAGCATTAACTTTAGCATAGGAATATTATGTACGTATTAGTAGAATCAGGAATAATTACAAAGCACTTTAACAAACCTAGAGGATTTACTTTAGGAGATAACCAATATCCAGCAGGTATTTTTACCAAGTGGTCAACAGCAGAAAAAGAAGCTATCGGTATTTACGGGGTAGTATTTGATGACAGTAATAAAAAAGATGAACAATGGTATATTAATACTAATCAATCTTTTGCATTTGCTAATGATACTGTAACTGCAAGTTATGGACCAGCTACTGCACAGGCTCATGCAGATGTAACAGAAACAATTGATGGAGTTGAGTCAACTACACCTGGTTTAAAAACAAATTTAATTAAAGATTTAAAAACAACAGTTGCAAATATTCTTGCTAAAACAGATTGGTACATAACTAGAAACACAGAAAAATCTACTGCTATACCAAGTGCTATATCTACTCACAGAGATGCAGTTAGAACTAAACAAGCAAGTATCGAAGCTCAAATTACAGGTGCAGCAGACACTGCAGCATTAGAAACTCTACACACTTACACTACAACAGATGGTGTTCAATCAAGACCTTTAGGAACATTACCAACATTGGAGTTGTAATCCATGTCTATAATTATACCAGCAAATTCAGCAGTAAGTGGCGGTTTTAGCGTAGCTAATTCCTGTATGTTTAATAGTGCTGATACTGCTTCTCTTTCCAAAACACCTAGTAGTAATGGTAGCAACACAGTTTGGACAGTTTCTATGTGGGTTAAAAGAGCAGGAACAGCTGCAGGAAAACTTCATGCCGCTGGTACAAGTAGCACTTATGAATTTCTTTTTGATGATACTAATTTTGGACTTACATTATATAATGGAAGTGCAACAATTTTTGTAACTAGTAGATCATTAAAAGATTCTTCATCTTGGTATCATATTGTGCTTGCTTATAATACAGGTGCTTCTGGAACTGACAAAGTTAAATTATTTATTAATGGAGTACAAGAAACTTCTTTTGCAACAGATAATAGAAGTAGTGCTGGTACTATGAATCATATTAACCAAAATGTTGTTCAATATGTAGGTAGAACTCATGCTGGTGGTCCTTTTAATGGCTATCTAGCAGAAGTTTGTATCATAGATGGAACAGCTTATGCCGCTTCTGACTTTGGAGAATTTGACGAAGATAGTGGAATATGGGTACCAAAAGATGTTTCAGGGTTGACATTTGGAACAAACGGATTTTATTTAGACTTTGAAGATAGTGCTAATTTAGGTAATGATGTTAATGGTGGAACAGATTTAACAGAAAATAATATAGCCGCAACAGATCAAGCAACTGATACTTGCACAAATAATTTTGCTACTGTAAGTTCAGCTACTCCTGCAACTGGTAATTTAACTTACCTTAGATCAGGTAATTTAGAACTTAAACAAAATAATAATCCTTATGCTTGGCCGACAACATTAGTTGCTACTACAGGTAAATGGTACTGGGAACAAAAAGTATCTGCGTTAGGGACTACTGCTGTAGGTGTTCTTAAGCAAGATAAGTTTCCACAAAATGGTTCTTTATTTTATCCTTTTGTTCAAGCAACAGGTTTTGCTTATAAAAATACTGGTAATAAAGGAAACAATAATAATGATTCTAGTTATGGTGCTTCTTATACAAATGATGATATTTTATCTGTAGCTTTTGATCAAACTAATGGAACTATTTGGTTTGCTAAAAATGGAGCATGGCAAAATTCTGCAACTAAAACAGAGATAGAAAACGGCACAACAACTAATTCAGCTTTTTCTAGTATGTCAACTAATGGAGAATTTTATGGTCCATTTATATATACAGATGGTTCTACAGTAGTGTTTTCTAACTTTGGCAATCCATTTTTTGCCATCTCATCAGGCAACTCAGATGGTAATGATTTTGGCAATTTTGAGTACGAAGTACCAACTGGATATTTTTCACTATGTAGTAAAAACCTAGCGGAGTTTGGATAATGGCTTATACAGTAATAGACAAATCAACAGATTTTTTTAATACTAAACTTTATACAGGTAATGGTGGAACAAATAATATTACAGGTATAGGATTTTCTCCCGCTTGGGTTTGGATTAAAAGTAGAGCTTCTGCTGGAGAAGATCATTATTTATTTGATGTTCTTAGAGGAGCAACTAATTATATTCATAGTAATACTACTGCTGCACAAAGTAGTAATTCATCAACTTTAACAGCTTTTGGTTCTGATGGTTTTTCAGTAGGTGCTAATAATTCTGTGAACAAAAGTAGCGATACTCTTGTTTCTTGGAACTGGAAAGCTGGAACTACAAGTGGAATAGCTACAAACGGAAGTACACAGATTACACCGTCTGCTTATTCTTTCAACCAAACTTCAGGGTTTAGTATTGTTCAATATACAGGAGCTGGTGGTACTCCTAAAAGAATAGCACATGGTTTAGGTGTACAACCTAAGATGTTTTTTATTAAACGTACTAATTCAACGGGTTCTTGGGGTGCTTTACCTCAACAATACGGCACAGGACATTTATATTTAAATGCTCCTGGCGGTATAAGTAACACCAATCCACTTTCAGGTGGTGCTCTTGCTGATACTGTTAATTTTTCTGTTAGTGATAGTAGTGATGTTAACGCGAGTGGTAGCACTTATATAGCTTATTGTTTTGCAGATGTTACAGGTTTTTCTCAAATGGGCTCATATATTGGCAACGGATCAGCAACAGACGGACCATTCAACCACACCGGATTTTCTCCCGCTTTTGTTATGGTAAAAGTTATTACTACAACAGATAGTTGGATGATGTACACTAATAAAATAGGTGCTACAACAGGTAGTGATACTGGATTTAATACACATAGTAGACTTTTAGAAGCTAATGGTGCTGGTGCAGAACAAAGTTCTGGAACTAATCAAGGTATAGAAATGTTCTCAAATGGTTTTAAATTACTTGAAGACAATGGAAATCTTAATGGTTCTGGTCAAACTTACATCTACATGGCTTACGCACAAAATCCTTTTGTAACATCAACAGGTATACCAACAACAGGTAGGTAATTAGGCAAAGTCTAATTTATACGATAAAAGACCTTTGTTGTGTGTGTCCAAAATCTGTTGATATACCATGTAATTTAATATACTCTAAATAAAACAGGAATTTCTATGCTACAAAAAATGAATTTTTTGCCTGGATTCAATAAACAATTGACCCCAACTCAAGCGGAGGGACAATGGATCGATGGCGACAATGTAAGATTTAGGTACGATACCCCTGAAAAAATAGGTGGTTGGTTACAACTTGGTGAAAACGATATGACAGGCTCAGCTAGAGCCATGCATCATATTGTTAATAAATCAGGAACTAAGTTTTCTATTATTGGTACAAACAGAATTTTATATGTTTACTCAGGTGGTGTGTTTTATGACATACACCCGATTCGAGCAACTACAACTTTATCTAATGCTTTTTCTACAACAAACGGATCTGCTGTTGTTACTATAACATTTAGTGGTAATCATGGTTTAGTTCAAGGTGATATTGTTTTATTAGATAATTTTACAGCTATTACAAACTCTAATTTTTCAGCGGCAGATTTTAATGATAAAAAGTTTATGGTAACAACTGTTG